ATCATTCATCGAAGAGAAGATTTTGATATCCAATAGGTCTTCTACAACTTCTCTCCTAGCAGAAGTAGGAAGTTGCATGAATGGGACAAAGGTAGAGGAACCAAGAATCACAATCTGTGTGAACGACTTATAGTTCATCTTCAGAACATTCTGTTCTAACCACTTCTGTTGATCTAATGCAGAATGTGACTGGTCTAATTCTTCATCGTTACGATACAGTTTAAAAATATTTGGTTTGATCCCACGTTTGATCTTCCAATTGACAGAATTAACATCAAACTCAATATCAACCAGACAACCTTTATCATTAGTCGAGTTAATCAGCTGAGCCTTGTTGATCTTACGGAATGACTTACCATATAGAACAAACGTCAACGCATCAAGAATTGTAGACTTACCCGCACCATTTGCTCCAATAATAAGGGTAGATTGTTCTTTGTTTAGATCAACTGTTGTGGGGTGATTGCCGGTGCTCAAGAAGTTGCACCAGGTAATCTTCTTAAAGGTTATCATCTTGGTCTGGTGGAATCACAATGTCATTGGCTGTAATAACAGTATACCTGTGGTCATGCATCTCACAGGTCTTTATCATTATCTCGTCTTCTACTTCTAGTACATTCATCTCTGGATAGTCAAGTTCTTCCAGTTGTAATGCATATCTCTCGGCATCATCCTCTTCACAAAAAATATAGAGTACCTGTTGTCCGTCGTCATCAACTACAGAGTATGCTCCTTCTTTCTCTTTACCGGAAACTGTAATAATATACATCAACCAACCTCACATGCCTCTTGGTATATGTGTCCGATAAGAGACTGGATTACTGTTTTATTTAACTCAGTTTCAGATTCATCAATATATCGATTAAGAATGGACATAGTATCTTCCGACTCTTCTGCCTCGAAATCCTCAGTATCCATGAGCTGGAAGTTTTCTACAATCTTCAAGTCAGCAACACCAACTGTATAAAGTTTGTCGATGAACTTCTCAAACTTCTTGGTGTCACTCTTCTTCTTTACGATGACTTTAACAATCTTGTTCTCATACTCGGTGGCATTGAATGTCTGATGGTCCGTATCATCGTAGAAGATTTTGTAGAACAATCTGTAAGGGTTATTTACCGGTGTATGTTCCAGGGACTCAGTATCAAAAATATGGAAACCTCTGGTATCTTCAACATCGTTCCAGAACATTTCATAGGGATTACCAAGATAGAACACGGTCCCATTGTCGGATCGAGAGTGGTAGTGACCCGAGAACACTTTCTCAAACTTATTATAGGCTCTTGAGTCATGACCGTGCTCCATGACGTGGCCTGGGGTTGCAACAAAGCCGTTGAGTTCAAGATGTCCCATTGCGACAGGACACTTTGACTTCTTGATTGCTTGATTGGTTTCTTTTTCGTTCTGTTCATTAACCCAAGGAATGAATAGAATGGGGAGACTACCGACAGATACTTCTGTAGGAGAAGAATAAGTCTTAACATTATCATATTCTTGAAGTAAAAGATCTACAGCGTTAATATCATTAGTATTCTTATAGTAGGCATCATGGTTACCAACCATCAGGTGCATGGTAATACCTCTCTCCTTGAGAGGATCAAACACAACTCTCTTTGACCACTTCAGAGACTTAAACTCAATACCCTTTCTACTATCAAACGCATCACCCATATGAATGACAGTATCAATACCTAACTCATCTAGTGTAGGAAAGAATACTTCTGTATAGAACTTTTCAAAGTAATCATGGAATAATTTAGAACCCTTACGTGCGCCGTAATGGGTGTCAGTGATAATAGCCAGTTTCATCTGTGTTGAGGTTTAAACTCTTCCATAGGTTGTGATTTACTCATGTCCCTTCTACTATGGTTCTTAATTACAATAAATGCGTCTTTATTATACTTACGTGTTCCGAGGGGAGACTGCCACTTTTTATTATAGTCTTCTCCTACATCAATACCAGATACTGATGTTCCACCAATCTCAACAGTGATCTCATCATGAGTATCCCACCCTAACTGTTCCGCAAAATACTCAATCCAGTCTTCAAGGGGTAAAGTACCCTCATTATCCATAACCCTTTCTTCTGGGTCTAAACTTCCAAGCATTAGTTACCTCTCAGTTTCTGATGCACTGCATCTTTGATGCTATTGTACTCTGAGTAATTCCCACTGTCAAGATCATTTGCATCAAAGACCTCATCGAAGTCTGTTCTCTCAAGGATCTTGTTCTTAATTTCCAACTGCTTCTTCTCTTGTGAGATGCGTCTCAAGAAGGCGTAGTAAATGATTTGAGTGAAGTATGCAAAGGGGTTCTTTGACTTCTCTGGATTAAAGTTATGGACGTATCTTACACAGTTCTCAATACCGTCACAAATCATGTCCTCTTTGAACATGTAATTGACGAAGTTTGGTTTGTAAGATAGGTGGTTTGCAATCTTTAGGAAGCACTCTCCAATATACCTAGGGATCTGTGGTTTTGGTTGATCGTTAAGTTTGGCTTTCTCTACTTGTGCGAAATAGTTCTCAAGAGCATTAAGGAACTCTTTGTTATTCACATAGTGTTCAGCATTTCTAGGTTTAGGCATATTGGTATTTTGTGTTGTCTTTATTATACCAGAATAATCAATAGTTGACAAGGTATCAAAAGTCCTATAGACTAGGCTTGTCCCCGAAGATAAGGATACTATAGGTTCTTTAAGAAGACTTGTATAACTTCTCCAAGACCTCCTTGGCATCTACAACATTTCCTAGGTAACCCATCTTTTTATCTAACTTCTGAAAGTTACCATGGTTAGATTTTCTAACATAGTCTTGATAGTTCATAATCATTTCAATGTTTTCTGATTCAGACATCGTTAAAACATCTTCTAGATTAATAATAAACAAGTCTTCATGAGATGTCTTTAACCATGGTTCAAATTTGTATCCAGTAATTGAACCTCTTGTTTTAACTGGTTGAACACAAATTGGATTAGATATTAACAACATTGTTCTATCATCTTCATCAGATGCTGCTACCTTACAAAATATCTCATCACCACATTTAAGTTTTATTGTTGCATAAAAATCATCTTCGATTCCCATTTAAATTTTCCTCCTTATCTTTTATGTCAATAGTAAAAATGTCATAGTTGAACTGTTCTGAAACATAAATTTTAACTCTTTCAATAAAATGATTCAGTGTGTAATTCTTTCTTGATCCAATAGTTAAATCGTCAGCAATATCATAAAGTTTAGCGCTAACCTTATCTTTGCCTTTACGTAGGACTCTACCAATACTCTGTAAGTTTCTAACTCTACATTTTGATGGAGAGGCAAATATTACGTTATGAAGGTTTTTAATATTGATGCCAGTACTGAAGGTTCCGTAAGATGCAACGATGATAGCGTCTGTTTCTTTTTCAGTAATCTCCCTTACTTGTTCTCTATCCTCGGCATCCACACCACCATGAATAAAGAATACTTTGCGGTCTTCACTTACCTTATTATTTATTAGGTCGTAAAGTATGGCACCATGAGCCTCTACTCTGGAGTACAACACCAGACTATTACCCTTCAAGTCTGTAACCAGATTGGTAATAAATTTGTTTCTCTTTTCATGACCAATTAGAAACTGTATCTCATCCTCGTAAGTATCAAACTTCTTTGGTTTGTACTTGAGAACTAGACATTGGATATCAAGAGTAGCAAGGTGTCCTTCATCTTGCAACTTCTTGGTTTGAGTGACCTTATATGATGGTCCAAACAGTCCCTCTAACACCCACTTATGGGTCTGTGAGCCGTCTAATGTCCCAGTAAATCCATATCTAAACTTAGCATGGTGTAACTTATCCATGATACTCATAAGAGACTTACTCTTAAAAAGGTGCGCCTCGTCACCGATCACCACATCGTATGGCTCAAAGAACTTCCTATCCAGTTCGTAGATACTCTGCCATGTAGTAATCGTCACCTCATTAGTATTCACTCTCTCACGACCAGCATAGATCCTATGACAGTGGTTTTGAGGATCCCATCCATATGATTCAAAATCCTTATACATCTGTTCTACAAGAGATGTAGTAGGAACAACCAATAAAATCTTTCTACCCTTGGCTACGTGATATCTCACCACAGAGTAGATCATGAAAGATTTACCTGATCCTGTAGGAGAGATCAGTAACTTACGATTATATCTCAGTGCGTCATAGACACCATCAATCTGATAGTCTCTTGGTTTGATGCCAGGTGCTACACTTTCCATGTAGTCTTTGACACCACCTTTACTAATCAGTTCATTGACTTCAAATGGTGGTCCGTAGAACTTATTATTTCTAAATTTATAATTATATCCAGCATTCTCTGCAAACGCAACTACCTTGTCTAGCAGACCACAGTAGATACGTTTTGTCTTCATATTATACAGATGAATTTCTCCGTTCCAATGCCGGTTACGATACTGCGGCATGAACTTCTTGTTTTCGATTTCAAAAGTAAATCGATCACGTAATTCATATTCTACATGAGGCTCAGAAGTGATCTTAAGATACACTTCATTCACCTTTTCAATAATCAACTCAGCCATACATATAGGTTTCCCTACACATATTTATCACATATCTCTAAACTTATGTTCTAGGATTATTCTGTACAAAAAGTCTTTCAAGAGAAACAATCTCTCTTGTTCATATGGATCACCACCACACCATTTTTCCAGATGCACACTGGTGGATCTGTACATCAGAAAAACATCTGAAATATCAAAAGTCATGTTTACTGTGGGATTTTCTTCCATTAACCTAACCCTGAAGTGAACCTCATAAACTCTATACTATTTTTAATTTGATACGTTCGATTGGTGATTTGTTTCAATATTTCTTCTATGTATCGTAGCATTACATCATAATACTCAATTTTCATTGATACATTAGACAATCTCTCATCTGCATCGAGATACTTATTCATCGTATCTTTATCTCTAATCTTCTTCGGAAAGGGATCTTTGATATAAACATCCGGGTCAGCTTTACCTGAATAATATTCATACCTTTCGTGTCTTGTATTCTTTTTTTGTTGTTCTGCCTTCTTTCTCAACAACATAAAATTGTTGTAGATGTCATAGTATTTTGCGTGGAGAACAGGAATATTTAGTGATTCTGTATGTAGGTTATCAATATCAATCTTAGAATCCTTCTCCCACATTTGTTGGAGTGTAGGAAGATCAATCATCAAAGAACTGCTCACTAAAGAATTTTTTGCTGAGTGTTTTATTGACAACTCTACTAATCCGTCTTCTCAGTTCACCAGTCTTCAAATCATCGTCATCACAGAGTTCTGTGATAATATCATCAATATCGTCCAGTAAATCTTTTCTACGGGACAGCATTTCATTTTCGTCAATCATTAGCAACAAGCTACATCAGTTATATTATACACAGAATACTTGAAAGTGACCTGTGCTGTCAAGTATTCTACATCATTTGATTGAGAATCAAATTGCAGATCAGATATACTGGTGGGGAATAGGTCTTTGAATACAACACTGAATACAGGTCTGTTGATACCATTAAGGATTGTCATTGTACCGTCAGAGTACAAATTGATCTCATCCTTTGCACTCTTCCTAACAGGACCACTATTTTGCCATTCATAAATTTCACTTAAACTTTCTGGAAAACCAATACCCCTCAACCAATTTTGAATCTCGGTGTAGTTTTCTAGTCCCTCATCTACAAGGAATCTAATAGTTAAATCATTGAAATCTAATTGAGTGCCAGGTCTAGGAATATTTCTAAGGTAGTTTGGTTGAACTGCAGTGTCCATTGTAAGACCGGGAACATTTACTGCATTACCAAAGAAACCTAATGTAGGTGCTCTATTGACAACAAAACTAAAGCCATTGGCTTGTAGAAAATTTCTATCAGTAATTTGAGAAGAGAGTGGTTGTGTCATTTTAGTTATTTATTAGGATCCTTCAAGTGCAGCAACTTTAGTCTCATCATAATTCGTCCTCTACTTCTGCATATGTCCCGGCAGTGGCAAGAATTAAGCACCCAGACCCTCCATCAAAAGATGTTGTTCTAGCAATATTAATTCGTACTGCCTTATCATTACCCTGAGCCGGTGTTAGTGTTATTGTCTCATTAGGGGGATACGCCTTGTAAGTACCTGAAAAAACTGTTGTGGGGTTGTTAGTCCTTTTTCTAGTAAGAAACGGAAATGCAAATCTTGCGTCTGTTCCAGTCTGATAATTGACCCCAACACCAACATACTGATTACCAGTAGAGTCCCAGGTGTATCGTTCATAGTATCTCTGGCACTTAGCAAGATCATCAGCATAGGTACGATGTTCAAAAGGAGTTGCCTTGGAACCTACTTCCAGCTGGACACCTGTAAGATCAAAAGTTGCACTTGATGTATTCATAAAGTTTTGTGCATAGTCTGGGAAGTAGTTATTACTAGACAGTGTAAACCAAGTGTCATTTGACACAGTTCCTGCTGTATAATCCGTTCCATAATATGGAACAATAACCAATCCTAGACCAATACCAGTATCATTATTGAACGCCAAACTTGCATTACCTGGTATTGTATGAGTGACTTTAGTCCACGTATTAGCAACTACTGTAAAGGCTCTGTTAAAGAAATAATTACCAACATCATCCGCACGGTACTGTGCATTATAAGTACCAGCAAGGCTACATTTAACCCAGAAAGAACAGGTCAATGAGTGATTAGGATCTTTGTACTTCCAACCTGAACCTGCAATATCTTGTGCTTCCAGTTTGGTCTGTATCTGACAATAAGCACTAGTATTAGTGGATGTACCAGTTATTGTTAGACGATGAGAATATCTAAAACCTTCATCATATGGAGCTCCAGAAGTTATGGCTGATTGTGTTTGAGTGAAAGTACCTGTACTGATAACGGGATTCCAGCGGTCAACAGTTTTATAACCATTATCTGTTGAAGTAGTACCACGCTGCGCTACTTGCATCGCCCCATTTATAACCAAGTTACGATTACTTAATGGTCCAGTAGTAGGATAATAATCACCATTGACAGATAAAGAACCAGTGATTGATGTGATACCAGCATTTGTTATACGAAGTCTTTCTGTACCACCAGATTTGACTTTAAATCCTGGGTCTGCAGTATTAGCAACAAATCCAAAACAACTATCTCCTTGATCAGCACCATTTGAATCAACATGATAGAAAGAACTTCGGATACCAACTTCATTTGGATCCTTGAAGTACATATGTGTACCAGTTCCGTTAGCTTTAAATATTTTTAGATAACTGCTTGCTGCATCCGCACTTCTTTCATTGTAAATCGACCAGTCACCATTTTCTCCACCATTCTCGGTCTTAAAATTCAAGGATGCATATCTACCTGAACTATCATCATAATTTCTAATTCTAAGTCTTGCTAGAACACCACTTCCCCCAACAACAAGATTGTGTTCTGGATCATCAGTTCCGATACCTATATTACCAGCAGAAGTTATACGAAGTCTTTCTGCTGATAACGTATGGAAAGCCATACTATCACCATCATGCTTATATTGAATCTTACCTCTTCCTTGAGTTCCATCACTAAAATTAATAGTTTGAATTGCACTACTATTTGCTTTATTGCTGAACTCAAGATCACCAGAAGCAATATCAACTAGAGAACCTGGACCATCAGTTCCAATACCGATACCAGTGGCGTTACCATCAATTACTGTTGCTGCACCTGGTACTCCGTAGCTGACACCAATACGTGCTGTAATAATTCCTACGGAATCTACATTGGTTACATCTTCATAGGAGACAGTACCTGCAATGGATACTGCGTCATTTATCCCACCAATAGTAATCTTATTACCACTTCTGGGATTAATATTATTAGCAAGAATATTTGACATCTTACAAAGATACTTATTAGTTATTTATCTAATGGTTGATTGCAATAGGTTGCAGTCTCTCCAAGATATGACGATAGGCTGGAACAATAGAACCTTCACCATTTCTGAATAGATCCTTGTCATACCTCTCTTGTGTACCAGTCTTCCATAGTCTCATTGAGTCTGGACTGATTTCATCTGCAAGATACAAATCACCATGAGCATCATAGCCATACTCAACCTTGAAATCAATAAGGTCTAAACCACACAGAAGAAAAATAGACTTGAGAGTATCATTGACATCCAATGTCATTTGTATAAAGGGGTCTGGATTATAACCCATCAATCTAACTCTATCCTCTGTAAGGAGAGGGTCTTGTTTACTATCATCCTTCAAAAAGAATTCAACAATAGGTTGAGTGAATGGTTGACCTTCTCTGAGAGTTGTCTGTTTTACAATAGAACCTGCAGCACGATTCCTACAGATAACTTCTAATGGTACGATATCTACCTTTCTACATATCATCTTATTTGCACCAAACATTCTCTTATAATGAGTTGGTATACCAATCTCTGAAAGTTTCTCAAATAAGATAGATGATATAGCACAACAGAGAGATCCTTTAGTTACAGGATAGTCTTCCTTCTCTCCATTTCCTGCAGTAACTTTATCATGATATTCAATAATAACTTCAGTTGCATCAGATCCAGTATAAACAGTTTTCACTTTACCTTCAATAATTACTTCCATAAGATCAATAATAATATCATCTTTATATAGTCATAAAAAAAGAGCCCCTTGCGGGACTCTTGAAACACACCGTTATGGTGTGGTTGGCTCACATCAGGTTCTTAACGGCTACACGTCTGTAGTAGCGGTTAGAGTTGACGCGGAGGCGACCCAAGCCTTGGGTAGTACCCTCAGCGAATGGGTTGGCAACCAGACCATAACGAGTCTTGAAGCCAATTTTTGGCTGGAAGGTGTTCTCACCGACGGCTCTTACCATCTGGAGAGGAACATAAGGACAATAGAACAGACCAGCGTCATAAGGTGAAGAACCCTTATAACCGACAACATAGTACTGGTTACCACCGTTTGTTGCAGCGTTAGCAGCAGACAGGTTAGCAGAATATGGGTCGATGTAGACTTTGAACATACCGTTGATTGTACCAGCGAAGGTGTTGCCGGTGTCATCAACATTCAGGTTGCTGTTCAGCGCTGGAGTATAATCCAGGATGCCAGCCATGGTCAGAGCGGAAGCAACGTCTGCAGAGCAGAGAATCATGTTGCCCTTTCCGCGACGAGTTCTTTGGGCGATCGCGTTCGCATCTCTTTCGATTTGGAACAGAAGACCCTTGAACTTCTCAACCGACCATCTACCATTGGAGTCGATGTCCAGGTCGAATACACCAGCAGTAGCGGTGTTAGAAACAGCACCTTGCTCAGCAACCTTATAGATGGTTCTGATGACTTCTCTGTTGATTTCAGCGAGGATTTCAGTAGAGAGGATGTTAGCAAGTTCTGCTTCAGCGTTCAG